GTATCAATTTTGTAATGCTTACCATTTAACGTTGTAAAATATACATATTTTGCATTATCTCTATCATATTGTTTTGAAGTCGTTAACGGACTTAATGGTAATATCTCAGTTACCTCACCTTTATTGTTTCTCATAATAACGTTATATGCGTTACCGTATAACATCATGTGAAAAATCATAAGACGTTTCCATACAAATGGTGTCATATTCTTATTCGGTTGCTTATTCAAGCAAATATGAACTGGATGCGTATGTTCTGTTGTTAACTTATTATTTGCTTTTTGCTTAACTGATATCGGATATTTTGCGATATCATCAGCAAGAACTTTAATACATGTATAAACTTCACTTGTTTTAATTGCTGTATCTTCAGTAATCTTTGAAGATATATCAGAATTAAACATTGTATTGAACCAATTTTGACTGCCAGTATATATTTCATTATTTACATTTAATGATTTTCTACTGCTAAATAACATTTACTCACCTCTTTCTACCTAACAAATATGCTAGTGCAATCAGCATTACACCAGTAATAACTAATCCATATACGATTCCAACAATAAATGCTGCGGTAACAATTAATGACATGCCTGCAATCAGCAGCATGTCATCTAAAAATAGCAATATAATTCTTAATAGTTTTTCTAACATTTGGCCACCACCTAAAAGGTAAATTCCTGACTAGCGATATGATCATTAATTGAAGGTCCCTCATCAACCATCGCTCTGACAAATGCGAATATTGTTGAAGCAATCGGGTCGATTCTGTCTTTTGACTTCTGTTTATCTAGCATTATATTACCCTGTGCATCTGATTTTTCAATCGCGTTAGATACAGCCCAAGTCAATACTGGATTATTATCATGCCTAATTTTACCGTCAAAAACACACTCTCTAAAGAAAGAAGTTGGTTCACTTAACACTTTCATACTCTGAGATATTTCAACCGTCTTATATCCTTTATATTGCATATTAGAGGCGAAGTGTGTCGCATTGTATGGGTCAAAGTCAATTTCAACTACTTTCCACCCTTTTTCCCTCACTATAATATCGATATAATGCTCAATATAGTTATAATCAACTACATCTCCTGGAGTAGCAGTTAAATACCCTTCTTCAACCCACATAGAATAAGGTACTTTGTCTGTATTTTCTCTTTCTCGTAATGCTTCTTCTGGTAAGAATGAATGCGATCTTATATCATAAGTTCCGTCTGAATTAGGAAAAACAAAACTAACAGATGTTAAGTCAATCTTTTTTGATAAATCGACACCTACATAACACTCTTTGCCTTCTAAATCAGCAGACGATATTTCACCACACTTATTCCATTTATCCATTTTCATATAGCCATTATCCTTTGCATCTACCCAGACATTCATATTTTTAGTTAAAAATGTCTTCATATAGGATGGTACATCATTTGCACGCCTCATCATCTTTCTCAGATATTCAATACCTTCGTCATGTGATGCTGCAATAGGATTCGCTTTAATCCAATTATGTTCATCTCTAATATCGTCGCCTTTATCAAGTTCATTAACCATTACAAAATAGTTATCATTCTCTATAGGAATATTAGGATTCAATATTTTTGATACATAATCATACTCGACTGTATAGCATGGTTTATTTAAATCACTACCAGCTGTCGTAATTATGAATAATAAGGGTTGAGAACGGGCGCCCATACCCGTAAGAATTACATCATACACTTCAGTAGTTTCATGCAAATGGTATTCATCAATAAGTCCTGCTTGAGGGTTAAATCCGTCCCCCTTTTTATTATCTTCTTTAGATAGAGAGACAATCGTCGAATTAGATTTAATGTGTTCAATTTTTCCATACTTCGTTTGGAATTTATCATTAAACTCTGAGTTTCTTATCTGCATAGACATTTCGTTAAAGATTATATTAGCTTGTTCTTTTTTTGTTGCACCGATATAAACCTCTGCCATACCTTCACCTAATGCACTTGCTTCGTATGATCCTACACAAGACAGTGTTTGAGATTTAGCATTTTTTCTTCCTACCTGCCAGTAACCTAGAGTAAATCTTCTATATCCAGTTTTATAATGTACCCAGCCATAGTCATTAGAAAAGATAAAAATTTGAATTGGAGTTGGTTCAATTGGTGTACCTCTTAAAGGACCTTTCGTGTGTTTAAACTTTGTCATCCACTTTAAAAATCGCAACGCTTTTTCCTCATTAAAAACATATGGAAATTGTTGAAATCTTTCCCGTTCTAAGTCATTTAAAAAACGGAGACATGCCCACTTATGTTTTTCACAAGCAACAATTTCTCCGCTTAATACGTCATTTGAGTATTTAATTAAATAATTTCTTAATTCCATTACACATCAAACTCCTCATCTTCTCCAGCGAGTTCCGCCTTTGCTTGTGATAATGCCATCTTTGCTCGAGCAGATGGCGTAAATCCAAACTGAATTCCTAACTGTCTGACCTGATCATAGAATTGTTTCTTTCTTAATATTGCTTCTTTGTCCATAACCAATTCATAAATTGGCTCATTATCCTCTGTATAATCAACGACTACTCTTCTTGCTAAACCTGTTTCATTGATAAGCTTAGTTATCTCAACATAATTAGAGTATGCATCACAGTACATTGACAAAGCATGAACATCAAGATTATTCAATACATCAAGTTCTGACATCTGATCTACAATATACCTAAATTCTTTTTTGGCCAACTTATCCAACCAGGTAGGAGGTTTCAGTTTATCCTTTGCAGCTTTCAACGCTTCTTCAGCTTTTCGTCTTTTTTCAATTTCAGCTTTTGTCCTACGATTCTTATTCCCATGTATCAATTGTAATTCGATGGATTGCGCTTGATTTCCCATGTAATGCACCTCCTTTTTGCTATATTGAGATTTTTTTGAGCGAATTTTGTGTGCGTTTGACTGGGGCGCCGTTGTTTTGACGGTTTTTCTTAGAGATTTAAGGTGGGGGGTGTGAATTAAAATTTTATTTTTTCATAAGCTTCATACTCTTCCACTTTTAAAATCTGTTTCATTTTGTTTATGTTGTCTTCAATCTGAGTAAATACATTGCTTTGAATCGTTCTGCCTGCAACTTCTACTGTATGTTCACACAAACTTCTTTGTCTGACAATGTGTACAAATTTACAGTTGATACGTTTAAGCTTATTCGATTCTGATGTGCTTAGTGTTGATCTAATCAACCAAATCCTTTTGAACTTGTATTTTTCTAATGTTAGATTATCTATAACAGCTTTAATCATATCGTTTACCATTTCGATTGAATCATATGCATTTAGAGTTCTATCATGAATTGGTTTAAATGTCATTGTTGATATTATTTCGTCCATATCTATAACTATGTCTTTCTCTTTATCACAGTTATTATAAACAAAGGTACTTTTACCACTTCCAGGCAATCCAACAACGACTATTACATGATTCTTAGTACTAGTATTAAGGCTCTTCTTTGTCTTGGTATGCTCTTGGTTGTGACATGCACTGCACACAGTCTCTAGGTTGTTCATGTCTAGTCTCAGTGACCAGTCATCCTTAAGCTCTACTATGTGATGCACTATGTTGCCAAAGGTTGTAATGCCCTGACGTTTACATTGCTGACACAAATAAAAGTCGCGTTGAAGTACAGCAGCTCTAACATCTTTCCATTGCTTCGAGTTATAGAAGCTTACCTCTTGCTGGTCTGTACGTTCACGATCATACTCCTTATGTTTCTGTTTAGCAGTATCGCTATGTACCTCACAGTATCTACCACTCGTAGTCTTACTACAACCAGGATAAGCACATACACTATCAGACTTGCTCGCCATTGCTTCACCACCAAATAAAAAGGACACAAGCATATCGCTCGCGCCCTTGATATATTTATCTACAATATAATATTAATACATCTAAATAATAAATGTGTTCGCAAAAAGTCCGTCAAAAGTTCGCGAAAAGTTCGGGAAATCACGTTGTAATTATTGATGACGTAATAGTGGCAATTGCACTTGTAATATCAATACCAGCATAGACCATTTTAGCTAATTTAGCTGAAACCTCTGTTCTTTGTTCTTCAGTATTAATCTTTATTCCATACAATGCACTATATACATCTGCAGTAATATGAGTATTTTCTAATAACTTTTCTAACAACTGATCAAGTATTACGCCATTAGATTGAGATAAACGATTAATGACAATTAGTTGTTTGTGTATTTCTTTAACATTATTAGCAATAGCATCAACATTACCTGCTATATCTTTTAATAACTGGTTGTTTTCGTTTCTAATCTTAACTTCTTCTTCTCTTTCTTTTTTTACTCGTTCTAAATTCCTTAATGTATTTTCATTATATTCTTTCACAGATCTAGCAAAGTTCTGATTCGGATACAAATTATTATTCATGTTTATTACCCCTTTTCAGTTATTCATATCTAATATTGTGTATAACTCACAAACATATTATAACCCTTTATATATCAATACTTCCACAAGTTTTCTGAAAATTAGTTATACATAG